TTATTAATGGAATAATCCTTCCAAGGCAAACTCATTTGAGGATCATTATCTACAATACGACCAGGAACGGCACAAGAAAATGGGTTAGTAACACAATTGATAAAATCAATTGTGGACTGTGGAAACGAGCTTTTGTTTAACATAATTAATTGTTAAATCTTTTTTAGCTTACCCACTTAACAATTATAGCCCGAAGTGGGAAAGAGGCAATAAAACAAGTAATTTAATGAGGTGGATCATTAGTATGTTTAGAACCACATACTAATGATAACTGACTTCTTGGACTCACAGGATTATAGACAGGTGAAGCAACAGCTAAACACTTCTGTCTATTTCTTTTTGGTACTTTTACCTTAATTTTCTTGTGGTCTTTCAAAAAGTCAGAACGACGTCTTTCACCACGTCGTTGTTTATTATGGGCCTTCGATTTTCTAATTGCTGCTTTCTTTTGATAATGACGAAGACCTTTACCACCTTTAATTTTATTATAGATGCGATTACTCATTCCGAACTCTTCACGCAACTCTTGAGCAACTTCATGTGCTGGATTGCGTTTATTAAGTTCAGGTAATTGAGCATTTCTGCATCTAATAGTAATTAAATCAGCGTCTTGTTTTATATTTGGGAAATATGGTAAACCACTGTTACAGCGATCATTGAATTCATTATTACATAAATTCAAATCATCACTGATTACTTGTATTTCTTTAATTGGTTCTAATACTGGAACTACTTTAATAGTTTTTAATTCTTTAAAACCAGTAAACATGAAGGTTGTTGGGAAATTCTCTTCTATATCAACCTCATATAACCGTTGAACCAGTGGATGTTCAAAATTAGGAGTGGCTGTATCCAAGACTTCCTGCAACAAACCAATCTCCTTATCATTATAACCATATCTCAATTTAAACCATAAATCAGTTTCTATAGATCTATCATATTTGTATTCAGTTGACCAATGTTTCTCAATGAAACCTGGCACTGATTTACCACCGGCTGCAGTTTTAAACACGCGATCATAGAAACATGATATCCAAGGTAAACACGATAAATCGGTTCGCATTGCCAAAGAATTGGTTAAAACCCAATTTTTGACTGCTTTACCAGTATACTTATGGATGGAACAACCACTTTTAATTAGTTGTCTACCTGGTAAAGGTGCCATAACATAAGTGTCTTTGTTATCAAATGAGCGCCTACATGGTACGAACATTGATGAACAGAATTTAACTTGAC